GTATTGTATTAACTAACGTTGCTGTTACTTTCGGAACAACAGATATTTCATCTTATGTTACTTCTGTGACATTAGGATCTACTTATGATGTTGTAGAAACTACAGCTTTTGGCAATACCGCACGCACACGTGTGGCTGGACTTGCTGATAACAGTGTTGCTCTTGAGTTTAATCAAGATTACGCTGCAGGAGCTTTAGAAGCAGTTATTTATCCAACTCTTGGTACAGCAGTTTCAATTACTGTTCGTCCAGTAGCTGGAACAACACCGGCGTATAGTTTTAGTGCACTAGTTTCAGAATGGACACCACTAAATGGTGCCGTTGGTGAACTTGCAACTGCATCAGTAACTTGGCCAATCAGTGGTACAATCACTAAATCCTAATCTAACAAGGGGGAAATCATGGACGGTCTTGGAATCAAAGTAAAAACAGTTGATGGCAATGAAGTTAGTTATAAATTAACTCCTCGTGTCATTGTTGCATTTGAGCAGCAATATGGCAAAGGAATGCCTAAACTCCTTGGTGAAGAACAAAAGATCGAACACGTTTATTGGTTAGCATGGAAGTGCATGCAATCTAATGGCGTGATTGTAAAACCATTTGGTCCAGAATTCTTAGACACAATTGCGTCTGCCGAATTGGATTCAGATGATTCTTTCGGATCCACCGAGACAGCTTAACGTATAACGTAGCAGCTATCTCGGTGGAAACTGGTATTTCACCCATAGATCTAATAGATGCACCTGAAGGAATACTTGAGGCTATTACTATTTATCTTAAAGAACGAGCAAAGGGTAAATAAGTGGAAGAAGACACACGGATTATTTTGACAGGCATTGAGCCAACTATTAAAGCCCTTAAAGAGTTTGATAAAAAAGCTGTTGCTAAGTTTAATAAAATAGTTAATACTGAATTAAACAATGCCGAAGGTGCTGCTCATCGTTTAGTTGATAGTATCCAAAGTAGAACAACAAATACTCCGATGCGTAATTGGAGACCAACAGCAGCAGTAAGTGGACGAACATGGGGCGGTGCTGGTTGGCCTGCTTGGGATACAAATACAATTAAAGCAGGAATCACCGTGTCAAAATCACAGAGGCGCGCTCGTAAAGATTACACAACTAGTGCTGGTGCTTTGTTAAATACTTCTGATGCTGGTAAAGTATTTGAGCTTTCAGGACGTAACAAAAAAAGTGGATCATTTATTGAAAGACTTAATTGGTTTGGTAAAGCCTCTCGTCTTGTCTGGAAAGTTGTAGATAAAGAAAGACCACGTATTGAAAAAGTAGTGGCAAAAGCTTTAGAAGACGCAAAACGTGAATTACAAAATCATTTAGATTCAGCGGGAAAGGTAGACTAAAATGGCAGTTGGTGCAGTAGTCGCCCGCATTCTTACTCAATACTCTGACAAAGGTACAAAAGCTGCAGTCAAAGATATTAGTAAAATGGAAAAAAAGTTTGGTGACTTTGCTAATAGAACTGCAAAGAAGTTTGGCCTAGCTGCAATTGCAGCAGGAGCTTTTGCTGCAAAAATTGGTTATGACGCAGTTAAAGCAGCAATGGAAGATCAGAAGTCTCAAGTACTTCTTGCCAACTCCCTTAGAAATACCGTAGGAGCAACTGATGCGGCTATTGCTGCAACAGAAGAATACATCACAGCAATGCAAGCAGAGTTTGGTATTGCAGATGACCAACTTAGGCCTGCTCTTGCTGGATTAGCCGCCGTAACTGGAGATGTTGGAAAAGCTCAAGCATTGCTTGGCACTTCAATGGATATTGCAGCGGCAAAAAATATAGATCTAAATACTGCATCAAAACTCCTTGCCAAAGCATATGGCGGAAACATTGGTGCACTTAAGAAGTTATTCCCACAGATTTCTGCAGCTACTGTTAAATCTAAAGACTTTGCATCAGCAATGCGTGAGATTTCAGGTGAAACAAAAGGAGCTGCGGCTGCGGCAGCCAATACATTTGCTGGACAAATGGAAAGAATTAAACTTGCATTTGGTGAAGCATCTGAGTCTCTTGGTTATAAGTTAATTCCACAAATTAAGTCATTTGCCGATCTTATTATTAACAAAGCTATTCCTGCAATTCAGAAGTTTGTAGATGAAAATGGCGATAAGATTGCAGCAGGATTTAAGACTTCTATTGGATATGGCATAGCATTCGCTAAGTTAATGTACGATATGTTTAGTTTTGTTGCTAGAAATATTAAAGTATTTGCAACTCTTGGTGCTGTAATCATTGCCGCATTCTTTGGAGCAAAAGTTGCTGGAGCCGTTGCTGCTTTAGTAACAGGTATTCAAGCAATTATTAAGGTCATGAAAGCACTTCGTACAGTTTCACTTGCATCTGCAGCTGCAACTGCATTAGCCACAGGCGGTATTTCAGCCGCAGCTGGAGCAGCAGCATTTGGAGTTGCTTTAGTTGGTATTGGTGTTGCGGCAAATAAGTTTAACAAAGACTCAGATAAAGCTGCCGATTCATTAGGCAAGTTTGAGTTTAATGCTAAAGGATTTTCTGCATCAGCATCAGATTATACTAAAGGCATAGAAGGCATGACCGGAGCAACAAACGGTCTTGCTAAAGCAACAGACGATGCAGCTAAAGCAAGTGAACTATTACTTAAACTTCGAAATAAGTTTGGACTAAAAGGACTTAAAGAGACTGATCCAATTACACTTGAAGCAATCCGTAAGAATCAAATCAAGCAAGCAAAACTTGGTATTTCCAGTCCAACGATCTCATTGTTAGCGTCTGCCGGACATGGAAACATTGCTAAGAACACAACAATGAATGGTGGAAACATCACAGTCAATGTTGCCGGTTCTGTTGTTTCACAAGGTGACCTTGTCAATGGTATTAAAAATGGTCTTGCAACTCTTATGCGCCGACGTGGTGGCAGTCAGTTTGCGGTGCTCTAATGCCAGCAAATGCACCTACACTTACAGTTTCATTTAGTAATGGTGGAGCTTTTACGGCTGTCAGTGCTGATCTTTTGCTATCTGTTGAAATACGTAGAGGTCGTCAATATCAAAATGACTTTTTAGAAGCTGGAACTGCTGATGTTGTATTGAACAACCAATCAGGAGCATTTGATCCAAGCAACACATCAAGTCCGTGGTATGGAATTTTAATTGCAGGAATGCAAGTAAGAATCCAAGGCAATTCTACAACAATTTATACAGGCTATTTAGAGAACAATGAAGTAAATCAAGGTATTTATCCTACCGTGTCATTAACATTCGTAGATGGTCTTGCACAAATTGCCAAGGCAATTGCACCTGCTTTAGCAACTAGTGATTATTCAGAAACTGCAGCATTAAGAGCAACTAGAGCGCTTGATCTTGCTTCATGGACTGCTGCACGCAGTCTTACAGGAACCACTGTTATGCAAAAGACAAAACAAAATATGAGTTGTCTTGAAATGCTAGAACAATGTGCAAACTGTATTGGCGGACGTTTCTATGTAAGTCGCACAGGAACAGCAACACTTGTTCCACTATCTGACAAGTTTACTCGACCAACTCAATTATTATTTAGCGATCAGGGCGATGCCAATAGTGTGGGTTACGACGGTATCATTACTAATCCAGGAACTGATTATGTTTACAATGAAGCAATAGTATTTAGAGGTCCAAAAAAAGCTCAAAAGACAGCAAAGTTTACATCTAGTGTTTCTACATATGGACTTAAGTCTAAAAAACTAGATGCACCAATCTTAAACGAAACTAGCGCTGCAAATCTTGCTTTATATGCTGCCAGAAAAGATGCTGATGCAGTTGTATTAGCAGAACAAATAGATTTTACAGCAATTGGTATTGGTGCTCTTGCCACAGATATGCTAGAAACAGAACTAAATGATCTTGTCCAAGTAAAACGTTTAACTTATGATGGACGAAACATTACGATTAACTGTGTTGTAGAAGGATTAGCTCATTCAATAACAGCAGATAATTGGAGAGTTAGTTACTTCACATCTGTAGTTGATCCTTACACGATTACGATTTAGGGGAAATAATGCCACTTTGTCCGCAAATCACAATCACTCCAATTACAGTTACTTCAACTGGAATGACTCAGACTTCAATTATTCCTATTGTTGCAGCGACTACAGAAGAAATAGATGAACTTCAAGTTGAAATTGACACCATTGAAGTATCTGTTAATGGTAAAAATCATATTTACCGGCAAGCAACTGCTCCAGATGGAACTGCTTTTCCGTTAACTGAAGGCGATGTTTGGTTTGATACAGACGATGGTAATAAGCAATACTATTGGACTGGAACTGCATGGGTATCTGTTCAAGATCTTGGAATTGCTGCAGCAGAAACAGCGGCAGCAGCAGCAGCATCTGCGGCAGCAGCGGCTTCATCTGCAGCTGCATCTGCAACTTCAGCAGCAGCGGCAGCATCTGCAGCAGCAACAGCTGCACAAACAACTGCAGATGGAAAAAATAAAGTTTATCGTCAAGCAACAGCACCAGCAGGAACTCATTCAGTTGGAGATCTTTGGTTTGATTCTAGTGCGGACAACAAACCAAATAGATGGACTGGTTCTGCTTGGGAAGCTTACGGTTTTGGAAATCTTGCTGTAGGAAACTTAGATGCAGCGGCTATTTCAACTGGAACATTAAATGCGGATCGTATTGCTGCCGCTTCTATTACTGGAGCAAAAATAGTTGGTGGAACTATTGAAGCTGTAAACATTGCTGCAGGAACAATTACTGGAGCAAAACTTGCAGTAGGAACCATTGAGGCAGTCTCGATTGCGGCAGGCACCATCACTGGCGCCAAAATCGCAGCTACCACAATCACTGCCAGCAACATCGCAGTTGCCACAATCACTGCAGACCAAATCGCAGGTGCTACAATCACCGCAGCCGAAATCGCTGCAAACACAATCACTGCAGACGAAATCGCTGCGGGTTCTATTACAGTTGACCGCTTGACCGCGGGCACACTAACCGCTTTTACACTCAGAACCTCATCGGGCTCTCGCCGCGTCACAGTCTCAGCCTCTACCAACTCGATCTCATTTACAGAGTCCAGCACAACTGTTGGTCACGTTGGCCCAGCTGCTACCGACGGCGTTGTTATTCACTACGGTTCAACTTTTAATCCAAATGTTACGACTTACCCGCTGGCTTATGTAAGTTCCAACTCGGTTATTCTAGCGCAAGCAGCTGGTAAGTATTTGGAAGTAAATAGCCTCGGCGTTGTTGCTAACGGAAACTTTTATTCGCTTGATGCTACCTACATTCAAGACTCTTCTACTACAGCCAACGCGTCTAACGCTCGCATTGATGTTGGCGACGGTCGTCTAAGACGAAGCACAGCTTCAAGCGCTCGCTTTAAAGAAGCAATCGCCGACATTGACACTGTCGCAGACCTTGCCCCGAGCAAACTGCTGAGCCTACCAGTTAGAACATTCAAGTTCAAGGCAGACTACTTAGACGCCGCAGACAACAGGGCGGGCATGCTGGTGCCAGGGCTAATTGCTGAAGAGGTTGCTGAACACTATTCAATTGCGGCCGACAAAGGTGAGGACGGGGTAGTTGAGAACTGGAACGAGCGTTTTATCATTCCAGGCATGTTAGCACTAATTCAAGATCTGCACGGCAGAGTCGTTACACTTGAGGGAACGCCATGAAAGAATACTTAGTCGGGTTTAATAATGACGGCATTTTGGTCACAGAGCAAGTCTCGGCCACTGACCCTGATAAAGCAAAAGCAGAAGCACAACCGCTACATCCAGATCTGCCAATAATTTTCGTTAAATGGCTAAAACAAGGGGGAGTAAATGGATAATACAACAGAACTAGACATCAATGTTGTTATTGCTGTACTAAGAGAGCAGATTGGTCTGCTAGCTCTGGACAAAGCAATGTTGACTGCTAGAGTGGGGGATCTCGAATTAAAACTCAAGGAGAAGAATGACTGTGAATGACTGGGCTGCTTTAATACTTGCGGTCATATCGATACTAGGTTCGTTTGTAATTGCCATACGTTGGCTGGTTAAACACTTCTTAAATGAATTAAAACCAAACGGCGGATCAAGTCTAAAGGACTCTGTTGCAAGATTAGAAACACAAATGGAATTAGTAATAACAATGTTGACTCTAGGGGGCAAGGATGAAAAGCCTAAAAGAAATAGCAAGTAGTTATATCGGTTATACTGAAGGCAAGAATAACGACACTGTTTTTGGCAAGTGGTATGGACTTAATAACCAACCGTGGTGCGCAATGGCAGCATCTAAAGTTTATCATGAAGCAGGTTTATTAAGCAAAGTCGCACCTAAGAGCAAACCAAAAGGTTATGCTTCGTGTGATGAATGGCTTAAGTATTTAACAAAAAGCAATCAGTTAGTACCGATCGGTCAAGCAAAACGTGGTGATCTTGTATTTTTTCAGTTTGATACGGATGCTCAACCGGATCATGTAGGAATTGTCCAGTATCACAATACAACCTTAAAATACGTAAATGTATGGGAAGGTAATACGTCGGACAATAAAGTCGGTAGCCAATCTAATGGTGACGGGTTCTATCTAAAACGCAGAAAATACGATACAATTATGGCAATTGCACGTCCAAAGAACTAAAGGAGTGTTATGAAACTCAAACCAAAGCATAAAGCAGCAATTAAATCTTATTTGAGAGCAGTTGCAGCATCTGGTATTACCGTAATTCTTGCAATCGCAGCAGATATGCGCCCTGAATATGCAGTACTACTAGGATCCATTATTGCTCCAATTGTTAAGTCAATTGATCCAAACGAAAAAGAATACGGATTAGGAAGTAAGTAATGATGAGCTCGGGGGACTTATCAAAAGCTATAAATGATCTTTTGAACGAACAAAGTAAACCACTCTGTGTGGTTGGCAAAATTAAATCTCAACTATCGCCATCTGATGCAGATGCTTTAGAAAACTTAATCCAATCTAAAGTTACTATTCTGCAAATTGTTAATTTACTCAGAGCGCATGGTTTTCAACTAGGAAATACTGTACTCACAGTCCATCGCAAAAAACAATGCCCGTGTTTTAGGACCCCATGACCTTATCTGACGATGCCAAGAAACTGCAACTTGAAGTAGACGAATCAGTTTCAGATCTTCGTCAGACACTTGTACGAACACAAAAAGAATTATCCAAAGCAAAACAACGTACAGAAGAATTAGTAGAAGCAACAATCCAAGCTTGTAAAGATGCAACTTTGGCTTTAGGACCAATGAAACCTATTGAAGGTCCAAAGGTAGATAAACGCCGCAAAAGAGCAGAAGTTGCTTTGTGGCATCTTACCGATTGGCAAGGAGCAAAAGTAACTCCTAGTTATAACTCAGAAATCATGAGAACTAGAGTCATGGACTTTACAACTAAAGCAACCAAAATTACCGAAATACAAAGACAAGATCATCCAGTCAATGATGCAGTGATCTGCTTTGGTGGAGATATGGTTGAAGGTCTTTTTAACTATCCTGCTCAATTGTGGGAAATAGATCTTAGTTTATATGACCAATACATAACAGTTAGCCGTTTAATAGTAGATGTTGTACGACAAGCATTAGCAGTTTACCAACACGTAACTGTTATTGCAGAATGGGGAAATCATGGCCGAATCGGAAACAAAAGAGCGGACGTACCGAAGTCTGATAATTTTGACCGTATGTGTTATGAGTTGGCTCGTCAGTTATTATGTTCTGAAGAAGCGACTGCTAAAAGACTGACATGGGATCCACGCCATGGTGTTGAAGATATTCAGCGCATTGAGATCGGCAACTATCGAGCTCTTCTTATGCATGG